AAAATTGAAATCGTATCACAGATCGCTGAAACTCTGGGTCTTGAGAGTACAGATCTCACGGGACTTGAAAAGAGCCCGAAAGAAGCTCTCCGTCGTCTTGAAAAAGCGGTAGCGGGGTTGGAGGAAGACGTAGTTTCCTCCGGCCGCTCATAGGGAGGTTAGAATGAGCTGGGATGATTTAAATGATATTTTGGCAACACTTGGGTACTTACTCTGGACTCTCTTCTGCTTTGCAGCTTTGCTGAATGGCTGGGGAAATGCAGAAAGTTTCGAAGACTTCTTTTTGGCTACAATGTTCACACCAATGATTTGGTTGTTGGGCGTCGGCATTGCACAGCGAGGTATCTAGAATGCTCTTCGAACTTATACTCTGGGTGTTTACACTAGTAATGGTAGCTATGGCTGGACTTATGTTTCTGGCACTAATTCTCATGCCTGCGGTGTATATCTGGGAAGGATTAACACAATTGTGGGAAAGTAATGAATGGTTTTAGGTGGCTTTAAAAAATCGCGAAGCGGACATAATTGTGGGATGTTAAGACGAATTTTTAGTAATTCAGTTTTTGTTGTTGTGAACCCGTATTAGAATTATTTGATTATCGGGGTCACATTAGTTGTCGTAATTGTTACTTAGATGTAGTAGCCAATTAGAGTGGGATTGAAAACAGCTTGAAAGTAGCTATTTGTAATATACTGGGATTCGATACTGATGCTCCCAGAGGTCGCATCAGACGAAACGCAGTAATTACTACAACGATACTTTCTACGCTGTTAGTTAGTAAGAATCAACGATTGACTTGATTGCATATCAATTTATGATATATTTTATCACACTTTTTGGCATAAGTAAAATACTTTTTATGCCCTGGTGTATTGTAGACAAAGCTGAGTGAGGTGAGTTGAAGTAAAAAAAGTTTATTATTGGAAGATAAAATTATGAAAAAACTTGTAGGAAGACGTTGGGGTCATTACAAAGTACTGCACGAAGGTACTGACTATGTAGTGAAAGAGTTAGTGATTCACCCCGGGCGTGGAATCTCATATCAACGCCATAAAAACCGTGAAGAATATTGGTGGATACGAAGCGGGGTAGCAACAATTAAATATGCATATAAGGTAGCGGGTGAAGACCGTTATGCAGTACGCGGAAGAGAAAGGTCGTTTCGTGTGCATAAAGAAATGTGGCATATGGTATTTAACGAGAGTGATGAAGACCTTCGCATATTGGAAATGCAAGTAGGAGAATGCAGTGAAGAAGATATTGAACGGCTCTACTATTACGAAGAAGTCAGAGCGAGCGAAGAATCTCGGGGATCCAGAGATTCGGGCAGCCGGTCGTCAGAAGCCGGATCGGGGTTGGTATCCTGAGAATTTTGATTGGTATCTGAAATGGTTTGCTTCGATTGTAGTGATGATGTCACTTGCAATGCGAGCAGCCGGTGTAGAGTACCGAATGTATGATTTATATTTTGGCTGGGTAGGTATTCTACTCTGGTGTTGGGTATCAGTGATCTGGCGAGACCGAGCACTGATTATGTTGAACTGTGTGAGCTGGTTTATGCTCACAGTAGCAATTCTAAAGGAGTGGTCATGAGTTACGCAGAAATTCTGTATTGGACGTTTGCTTTTTGCATTATGATGGCCTGGGTAGTCTTTGGAGGTGAAGGCGATGAATGAACGTGAAGAATGTATTGAAATCGAAGCAAAAGGTATGAAAATGGTAGTTGATAAACCCAACTGGAAACATGTACTTATTACGCTTCTTATCTGTAGTACAATATTGGGCGGAATGCTCATCTATCTGGGGAGTATGTAAATGGTTGAATTTTTATGGATTGTAGGAATCGGAACGGGGTTGATAGCTCTCTGGAGTTATATTCAGATGTTAAAGTTTCGAGCTGAAATGGCACAAAACGAAGCACAGTACTGGAAGAGTAAGTACAAGCAGAAGATGAATTATTACATATGAAACATTTAGAGACAGTAGGAGAAACTTATTGGGAGCATCTACGCTTTGCTTGGAGTGTGGGGTTTGTATTGTTTGTTCACGGTTTATTTCCTTGGATATGGGTAGACCGAGCGTCGGAGATGATGTATGAAAAGAGCGTGGCGCGTATGGGCGAAAAGCCTCGGCGAGAAAGTTGGTAATGATAAAGAAGCGGATATTGTAGCAGGTATCCGCACTTTCTGGTGGATAGTACATATCTTCACTTGCTTTATGATAATCGTTCACAATGGAAGGAATTTAGGATGGTGGTAAAATTGAACACAGATTTTGTATATTATATTGAATTAAATGGCGAAGTGTTTGCTCACCAACCCTTTAAGAGTTACGATGCGGCGTATGAATACGTCATGGAAAGTGGTATGTACTACGAAGGTGAGTGGGATATAATTGAATGGCCGGTGGACTAGTAGAGTGTATACTTCTGATGAATGAAGTGTGGAATGCTTACGGAAATCAAGAGATAGAGTTGCTTGGCGGAGTCGGAGCGATGCGGAATAAGAATGGAGAGATTCTGGAGGAATCTCTAGTGCGTACAGAAGCCTGGGAGTTCAAAGTAGGTTTTCGGCCTCCCATCTGGTGCTTCATTGACGAAGAAGGTAACGTAACTCTGAGTAAATACACGGCACAGTGGGAAAGATTAAATCAAGTTTTTGAAGCTCCATCAGAAAATAATCCTTGACATGTTTTGGTATAAAATGTTACAATTATGTTACAAAATGATATTATATTTTGTGAAAACATAAATAAACACGCTGTGAAGCGACAGAGATCGTCGTGAGACGATAGGAGAAAACTAGTGAAAATTATACCAATATTATTGGGGCTATGTATTGCTGCCCCGAGTTTTGCTCAAGAAATTGTAATGGTAAAAGACAGGAAAAGCGATATTACATACGCGCTTGTAACATCCTGCGAAACCAAGAGCCCGCCGAGATACGTAAGAGTCTCAAGACCAAAGGTTGGCGAAGATGTCTACATGAAAACTAAAAAGAATCGTAGACATAAATGTAAGGTAGTGAAAGCTATCGAAATTACATAAAACAAAAGGGGCTTATGCCCCTTTTTTATTAATCTTTTTTACCGTCTTGATATTCACCACACCAGTTGCATGGTTCGTTTTTTGCCACATCTACATATACTTTTTCTACTTCACATTTATGTAGCCAGAAGCTTTCTGTGGTTCTTAAACTTCCTTCTGCCATCCAGCAGTCGTTTTTTAATTCTGCCTTTGCCCAGTGTAGTTCACTTATGATACGCTTATACCATTGTTTGTCGTACTCATTATTGCATTTTTCTATTTCTTCTTTTAACTGAGAAGTACGAACTTCAATATATTTTGCTATATCTTTTTCTCTTCCTCGTCTCATATTAGCTCCTATATATCTTTGTATTATTATAAATAACCCAAATATAGAACAGGTTGAGTCCTAAAAGAACCCAAGAAATATAAGGATTGTCTAACAAAAAATATATAAAGATAAGAACAGGAATCTTTAAACAAAAAAGAGCTGGTAGTATACCAACTCTATCCATGGCTGCTTTCATTAATATATTTGCTTCTCTACCCTTTCCATTCTTAATAACTAAATAAGTAGATATTATATCAAGAATATTCAAAAATACAAAAGAAGTAAATAGTAGCACTACCAGTCTCCAGTTAAAAACGAATCAATTATCTGCATTCCAAGAAACATTGTAAACATTGCAAATGCTATTCCTGCAGCCGGATAAATTAAGTTCGCTTTCATAGGGTTGTCACGAATCCACTCAGCAAAAGGATCCTTGCCCGGGTTTTCGTCCAACCACTTGTCCATAGGTGATTTTTCTTTTTTCATTCTACTGCAAGTACCGACTCGAGATCAGGCTCAAAGAAGTCTGGGCCTTTCATGACTTTCCCATCATCTCGTTTCATTGGCTTGCCATCTGGTCCGAGCTTACTCATGTTGCTTAGATGTACTTCAGTATAACAAGCATCAAGGTCAATACCAAATGCATGACCGGCTCCGTAAATAACGTATAGTAGGTCTGTAAGCGCATCGGCTACCTCCACAATATCTCTGTTTTGAATTGCTTCTTCCAGCTCTTCATACTCTTCTCGAATGAGTTCTAGTCGTAACTCACGCGTAGAGAAGTCAGGAAACTCTGGCTCTGTCTTTACTTCCTGTCCGAAGGCTTCCATGAAGTCTCCAGCCAGTTCAAAGTTAGTTACATAATTACTCATTTCTTCTTCCTTTTACTTCGTGCTATAGCGGCTTTTTTCTTTAATCGCCGTTGCTCTGATTTGGGAACATAGTGCTCTCGCTGTCTATATTCCCATACAATGTCAGCGCACTTCTTCTTGAAAACTCTCAGTGCGCTTTCAACATTATTATTTCTTACCTTAACTCGCGGCATTTACTTCCTTCTTTCTTAACATGGGAGGCAGTCCCCACACATCCCGGGCTTCAGCTTTGTTACCCGCAGCATCAATGACTAACATCACACGCTTACCTTGCAACCACGCTTCCTGCTGGTTACGCAATCTTTCCATAGGACGCAACATACGGCATCCAGTACTGCTACGACGCAGACCTTGGCTTGTGTAGTTTGACTTACCCATTCTTTTCTTTTTGGCCATCAATATCTCCCTTTGTTAAATGTCCAGCCTCGTTTACGTAAGTAAGAAACTTGCTTACGTATAGAATTTTCAGTACGCTCGGGAAGAGCTTTCAACAGCTCTGCCATAGATAATTTACCATAATTATCTCGCACGTACTGACGTTCATCGTATGTCCAAGGTTTCTTACTATATTCTTTCATGATGTAATTATACTTGAAACGGGCATGAATGTCAAGAGGTATTTTTGAGATGGGGTAACAAAATATGACCAAAAGTTATAACCCCCATAACTGAAAAAAATTCTTGACATAAGTACTAAATTTCTGTATAATATACTCATATTCGGAAACTATAACTGGGAGTTATATCTATGTTGACTGCTTACTTCATTTTTGCATTCTGTATGGCTGGCTGTGCTGGTCATGCGTATTACCTTGGAAGAAGAGTAGGCATACAAGCAACTGTAGAGTTTTTAATAGATCAGGGAGTTATCGAAGTAGACGACGGGTAAGGGTAGCCCCGTTATCCAAGCTACCCGACCAAGCAGACTCCCACAAGGAGCATTACAGGGAAGCGATGAAAAGAAATGCAGCGTTATTAGCTGTCATCTATGCACTAGCAAGTGGAGCAATGGCCACTGAAAGCACCAAAGAAAAACCAAAATCAAATAACAACATTGAAGAAGTACGAGTTGTAGGCTATGATCTATCAGAGTTGAGAGGTAAGTTACTGATGGGTTTATCAGGAGCATATCTAATACATGAGTACGATGAAAAGGAAGATGTGTGGCGGTTTGTACGGACGTCTAACGAAACCAAGGAAAAGTAAAATGAACAAACAGAGAGTATTTGACCAACTATGTATTGATGAAGGTGTAAAGTATGAGATATACAAAGACCACCTTGGGTACCCTACTTTTGGAGTCGGTCACTTAATTGTGAAAGATGATCCTGAGTATGGATGTGAAGTCGGTACTACTGTTTCTGAAGAGCGAGTTTGGGAAGCCTTTGAAGCTGATCTCAATACTGCTCACAAGGAGTGCGTCGCTCTGTATTTAGCAAAATTTGATATATGGCCTGAAGAAGTTCAGGAAGTACTTGTCAATATGATGTTCAATATGGGACGCACTCGACTTGCAAAATTTAAGAATTTTAGAGCTGCGCTTGATGCAAATGATTGGGCACGAGCAGCAGTTGAAGGAAGGGACAGCCTGTGGTATAAGCAAGTAACCAATCGGGCTGAGAGATTAATGACTAGACTGGAGAATGTATAGTAATGGCAATTTATTGCTCGTCGCACGAACGTGCACAATATGAAGAACAAGGATACTGGAGAGCACTACCAGAAATGGTACCTTCGGTAACATTTCAAACAAGAGGCTACAATGAAGAAACAGAAGAGTTTTACTGGCTTAACGTAAATACATGGGATTTATTTGCGGGACAGCGAGTGTTATTTTTCGCATTACCAGGCGCTTTCACGCCAACCTGCTCTACCTACCAACTACCTAGCTTTGAACAGCTTGCTCCTGAGTTTTATGACGAAGGCATTGATGAAATCTTTTGCTTTACTGTAAACGATGCGTTTGTATGCAATGCTTGGGGCAGAGCAAACAATCTTGAGAATGTTATTGTAATTCCTGACGGCAGTGGTAAGTTTACAGAAGCTATGAACATGATGGTAGACAAAGACAATCTTGGCTTTGGCCGTCGTTCATGGCGCTACGCTTGCATTGTAGACAATGGCAGCATTGAAGACTGGTTTATCGAAGAAGGTCGTGAAGATAACTGCAAAGACGACCCTTATATGTATACCAACCCAGAGTATATTTTACAACAAATCCGAGGTAACTAATCATGGCGTTATTCGCCCGTATTCCCTATAATCAGGCAGAAGAATTAATGTCTGATTGGCCTTCCCACCGCTGGTATAAAAGAAGCATTCACTTTCTTCTAAATGCCAGCCCTGAAAACAAAAAGAATATTCAAAAAGTTCCTCTCAATCCCGGGCTTCTCGAAAGCGTAAAGAAGAATGGGTTTGAGAGTCCTTTTCTTGTTTTAAATAGCTGGTATCCTATCTGCGGTAGTCAGAGGCTTCGTGTAGCTATGGAAATGCCCGTAAAGTGGCAGAAGAATGAAAAAGTATGGGTTTGTAAGTTTGATCAAGCAGTTTACAAGCAGTTATTTTTCTGGCCGCATAAAGAGGAAGGGCATGAAGCAGTTCAGCGGTACTTTCAAATGTGCGAAGTAGTATTTAAAACACTTTACATGCCAAGCCATGACTCTAATGGAAAACAGATGCTTGCTTTTGAAGAAGAGGGAAACCATTTGCATTGGCCAAGTAGAGACGGTACAGGAGGTAGAGCTGTGCCTAGAGCAATTGGTCAAGGAAGACCTAGTAGGCCACCAAGCAAGAAGAAAATGATTATTCCGTCGCTATGATATACCATAAGGGGTGGGCTCTTCCTGATTACGAAAAACACTTCACAGGTTGGTTACAAAATTATCCTGTAAATAATTATCAGGATTTCATACTGCAAGAAGCAATAAAAATTGCAGGAAACACTGTCGCAGTTGATATAGGTGCAAATATTGGGCTACAAACCGTAAGATTAGCTCAAGTATTTTCCGAGGTACATGCATTTGAGCCTGTAGTAAGTAACTGGGAGTGTCTTTTTGAAAATACTCAAAACATAGGAAATGTAACTGCACACTGTTGTGGTATTAGCGATAGAGTAGAAGAGCTTGAAATATCTTTGCTAAGCTCCAGCAACAACTCAGGAGCTTGGTCTATTGTAGATTTTCAAAATCAGAGCGGGGTCACTACGGTTTCAAATAAGTTTCTGCCGTTGGATGCAATTCTACACGATACTTCAATGGATATTGATCTAATTAAAATAGATGTACAAGGCTACGAAATGCCCGTACTTCGAGGCTCAGAAGAGATACTTCGAAGATATTCTCCTGTGATTTTGATAGAAATGCACCAAAATACACACGAAATTACTCAGTTTCTCACTGATATGGGATACTTTTTACATCTACGAATAAATAAAGACGGCATCTGGACAAAATAGATCTTGACTTTTACAACTACACGAGGTATAATTACACCATGAACTTATTTTACCTTGACGAAGATTTAGACAAGTGTGCAGAAGCACACGTAGACAAGCACGTAAACAAGATGATACTTGAAGCTGCCCAGTTGCTATGCACAGCAATCTGGGTTGACGAGCTTCTTGGTTTCGTGCCTCGTGCACTCAACAAAGAAGAGAGTGCAGTATTGAATGAATACAAAAAGATTGAAAAGCCTCTCAAACCCGAAGAGCGCAATCTTACTCCCTACCTCGGCATGATGTATAATCATCCAAGCACAATTTGGACACGATCTTCGTTAGACAACTACGAATGGACTTGGTGCTACTCACACGCACTAGCAGAGGAATACAGATACAGATATGGAAAGGAGCATAAATCCTTTTGGCAAGTCATCAACAGACTTCCAGAGCCGAAAAATATGGAACGGCGTGGATTTACTACGTTCGGACTGGCTATGCCAGATGAGCTCAAGGACTATGATGACCCTATTGGTAGCTACAGGATGTACTATCACTTGGATAAAGCTACCTTCGCATCTTGGAGCCACAGACCAGTCCCCGATTGGTGGGTACCGGAGCTCGCTTCATACGACTCGCGTATCACTCGAGTTTGATAGATGAAGATCGTAGTTCGCTACAAGCATTGGAAGACCGGAGCTGAGTTACTCACCTCCGGTAAAGTCATACATGATAATCCAGAATCCGACAGACTTGTACTGCAGAAGGATGATGGTAAGCACGTAGATATTATACGATCTACAATTATTGAAAG